AGCAAGTGACAGCAACTTCTCAATCAGGGGAATTGACAAACTGCCAGGTTATTCTGAAATAATTAAAAACTGGAGAATTACTAACTACTCCTATGATTACCTTTTGAAGAGTGAACTAGATAGAAAAGCATTTGTATATCTAGATCCCCCATATGATATCAAAGATAATCTCTATGGTAAGAAAGGATCCATGCATAAGGGATTCGATCATGACCTATTCGCTACTGATTGTGATTCCTGCAGTATGGATTGCCTCATCAGTTATAATTCCGACCAGTTGGTTAAAGACCGTTTCAAGTCGTGGAACGCCGCTGAGTTTGACCTTACCTACACAATGCGCTCGGTAGGTGAATATATGAGAGAGCAAAAGAAACGTAAAGAACTACTACTTTTTAATTATGGAATTGAAGGATTGGTTGAACTCGATCAATCAGACGAAAAAGAATCTGATTGAAGAAGATCCTTCGCTTGAGAAGGAATATCCTCCCTATATCATCAACCGTTGTTTTTCTGGTCATCTAGACACAATAATGTTTGCGAATGAAATGAATCAACATCATTTCCTTCCCAAGAAACTGCAATATGACTTTTTTATAAATATCGTTAGGAAAAAGAAGAGATTTTCTCCCTGGCTCCGACAAGATAAAGTCAAAGACCTTGATTATGTCAAACGTTATTATGGTTATAGTAATGAAAAGGCAAAACAAGCTTTGAAGATACTTACCGAAGAACAACTTAATTTTATTAAATCGAAATTTGAAACTGGAGGAAAACAATGAGTGTCGTTCAAGAACCTGAAGTGAAGTGGACGCCTGATCAAATGGTTGAAGTGGTTCTGAACGAACCAGATGACTTTTTGAAAGTGCGTGAAACTTTGACCCGTATCGGGGTAGCATCAAGGAAGGAAAAGAAAATCTATCAATCTTGCCATATTCTGCATAAGCAAGGTAGATACTTTCTCGTTCATTTTAAGGAACTGTTTGCCCTTGACGGCAAACACGCAAACCTAACTGTCAATGACGTTCAGCGTCGCAATCGTATCGCCCAGTTGCTTGCAGATTGGGGACTGATTGGTATTGTTGATGCCACAAAGATTCAGGATATTGCTCCCCTGAATCAAATTAAAGTTCTTGCATATAAAGATAAGCAAGATTGGATTCTTGAGACCAAATATAATATTGGTGCCAAGAAGAAAAAAGTTGAGGAAACCGAATAAATAATTGTGTGCCTTTCGTGCGGCACTCTACAAAAGTCGGAACACCCTATAAGCAGGTACGGTTTTCTCCGTATCTGCTTTTTTCGTTTTGTGAGTAAATAGTATTGGATGCCGTAAGGGTCCACACAACACAAACTCGCTTTTAAAGGAGCTACAATAATGACTAACCTCATGCGTTATACCGCAGCGGATCTTCCTGCCCTGTTAGATCGTATAAATAGAAACAGTATTGGTCTCGACGAATACTTCGATCGTGTGTTTAAACTCCACGAAACCACATCGAATTATCCGCCATATAATCTGGTTCAAGTCAGTAACGTAGAGTCAAGACTTGAAATCGCACTAGCAGGATTTAAAAAGGCAGAAGTAAATGTCTACACTCAAGACGGAAAACTTTTTGTCGAAGGACAAAAAGAAGATAAAGAATCTGGAACAGAGTACCTCCATAGAGGAATGGCTCAGAGATCTTTCACCAGAGCTTGGACCCTATCAGATGAAACGGAAGTTAGATCAGTTGTATTTGAGGATGGGCTTCTAGTTATTGAACTGGGTAAGATTGTTCCAGAGCATCATCAAAGAAAGGACTGGTTCTAAATAGAACTGAATATCGTCGGCGCAGACGGGGAGGTAACTGGCACAAACCAGTTGACGCCTCCCTTTTTTGTTGCTAAAATGGTTAAAGGAATGAACTAACTATGAGCGTAAAACTAGCACTATTGAAATCAGGTGAAACACTGATTTCTGATATTAAAGAACTGGTGTATGATAAACCAGACGGTGAGAAGGATGTGTATGGGTATCTCTTTGTTGAACCAAAAAAAGTAGATCTCTCTTCTCCAGTATTTCTTGCAGAAGACACATCTCAAGAATCTTCGGTACAAGTTTCTCTTTCTTCTTGGTGCCTTATTTCAAAGGATAAAGAATTTGCAATTCCTAGAGATTGGATTGTAACCTTTATGGAACCTGTTGATCGTCTAATTAAGATGTACGAGGAATATTCAAATGATTAAATGTCTTATTCTAAAAATCGGAATTTCATTGATTTCTGAAATTAGTGAAATTGGTGCTGATGTTGGAGAACCAGATTGCCAACTCATTAATCCGTTTCAAATTAATGAGGATGGATCCCTAACTCGTTGGCCAAGTATTACGGATCAAAGATCAATGAAGATCCACTCGGATAGTATTTTAACTCTTGTTGATCCAAATCAGGACGTGCTTGCCAAGTATAAGGAGTTTGTTTGATTAAGTTAAATTTTTTTGATGGAAGTGAACAGTAACAAATGAGATTTTACACAAACGTTCAGATGGTCGGGGATCACTTCTTGGTTCGTGGTTATGAAAATGGTAAACACTTTGCATCTCGTGAAAGGTTTAACCCGACTCTTTTTGTTAATTCCAAAAAGCAAACCAATTACAAAACTCTGAATGGCGAATATGTAGAAGCAGTTAAACCTGGATCTGTTCGTGATTGTAGGGAGTTTATCAAAAAATATGATGGTGTAGAGGGATTTAAAATCTACGGAAATGAAAGATTTATCTACCAGTATATTTCTGAAACTTATTCCGAAGAAGAAATCAAGTTTGATATTAATAAGGTAAAACTTGCCACCCTTGATATTGAGGTTGCTTCCGAGAACGGATTCCCTGATGTAGACTCTGCTGCAGAGGAAGTTCTTCTTATCACAATCCAAGATTATTCTACTAAAGAGATTATTACTTGGGGGCAAGGACCTTTTAAACTTAAGCAAGGTAATCATTACTATAAACAATTCAACAATGAATATGATCTTCTGAATGACTTCATCAATTGGTGGATGATTGAAGAAAACACTCCAGAAGTTATCACTGGTTGGAACAGTAAGTTGTACGATATTCCGTACATTGTTCGACGCCTTGATCGTGTTCTTGGTGAAAAGTTGATGAAGCGAATTTCCCCTTGGGGTCTAGTTACCGAACTGGAAACTTATATTGCTGGGCGTAAGAATATTTCCTACGATATCGGTGGTGTTTCGCAGTTGGATTATCTTGATCTCTACAAGAAATTCACCTATACCAACCAGGAGAGTTATCGCCTGGATCACATTGCGAGTGTGGAACTTGGGCAGAAGAAACTGGACCACAGTGAGTTTGATACCTTCAAAGACTTTTACACCAATGGTTGGCAAAAGTTTGTAGAGTATAACGTGATTGACGTGGAACTTGTTGACCGTATGGAAGACAAGATGAAACTTATTGAACTTGCTCTTACTATGGCATATGACGCCAAGGTGAATTATGAAGATGTGTTTTATCAAGTTCGTATGTGGGATACGATCATTTATAACTATCTTAAGAAGAGGAATATTGTAATTCCCCCAAAAGAACGTTCTGATAAAGATTCCAAATATGCAGGAGCATACGTCAAGGAACCGATTCCTGGAAAGTATGATTGGGTTGTGTCTTTTGACCTTAATAGTCTCTACCCTCACCTTATTATGCAGTACAACATCTCGCCAGAGACCCTCTGTGAGGAAAGACATCCCAGCGCAACTGTTGAAAAGATCCTAAACGAAGAAATTACCTTCGAAATGTATAAGGACTATGCCGTTTGTGCTAACGGTGCTATGTTCCGTAAAGATGTCCGTGGTTTCCTTCCAGAACTGATGGAGAAGATCTATAAGGATCGCACCATCTACAAAAAGAAGATGCTTGCTGCTAAACAGGAGTATGAGAAGAAAAAGACAAAAGATCTGGAAAAGGAAATTGCACGGTGCAACAATATCCAGATGGCTAGGAAGATTCAGCTTAATAGTGCTTATGGCGCTATCGGTAACCAGTATTTTAGATATTACAAACTTGCAAACGCAGAAGCGATTACACTCTCTGGTCAAGTCTCTATCCGTTGGATTGAGAACAAGATGAACAAATATCTAAATAATCTTTTAAAAACTGAGGCAGAGGATTATGTCATCGCATCTGACACTGACTCAATCTATCTTAATATGGGACCTCTTGTTACTAAATTTTTTAGTAATAAGTCTGACGATAAAACAGCAATTGTGGGGATACTTGACAAGATCTGTCAGGAAAAGTTGGAACCATTCATCGAGTCCAGTTATCAGGAACTTGCGGATTACGTTTCGGCATATGAACAAAAAATGCAAATGAAGCGTGAGAATATTGCTGAACGTGGTATCTGGACTGCGAAGAAGCGTTATATTCTCAACGTATGGAATAGTGAGGGTGTTCAATACAATGAACCAAAACTGAAGATGATGGGTATTGAGGCAGTTAAGTCTTCTACTCCCGCTCCCTGCCGTCAGATGATTAAGGACGGACTTAAGTTGATGATGAACGGAACCGAAGATGAAGTCATTGATTTTATTGATGAGTGTCGCCGTCAATTTAGAACACTTCCACCAGAA